CAGAGATGGCTCTGCATTTTCCGCTTGCGGCCCTGTTTGGTGGTCGGGATTCCGGTCGCACGTGCGATCTTCTGCTTGGCCGACGTAATGCCGAGCGCCCGGTTCAGGCTGAAGCCGGGGATAACAGATTTTTTGCGCCAGATATCATACCTCTTTCCCAAAAAAGCTTGTAGAAAAGTGTTGCATTGCGCTTCACTAGAAAATACTGTAAAATATAATAGCTACCAAAAAAATGAAAGGGTGTCGCCGGGATGGACAACGAAAGAGAAGAGTTAAAACAGGCAATCGCGGCTATGACCGACGAGCAGTTCCAATGGTTTATAGAGCAAGCGCAGCTTTTGCTATCTGAAGGAGCTTGCTGACCTGCTCGTCTGAAAGCTGGTCGACCAATTCAATCATTTCCCGTTTTGCCTCGCTGAGGTTTCCGGCTGGATGCCTAGCAGATAGTCCACTGACACATCCAATGCTGCCGCAATTTTTGCCAAGGTCTCGGAGTTCGGCTTTGCTGTGCCAACTTCATACTTTGCATAGGCTTGCTGCGACAAAAATAGCAGTGAGGCCATCTTTTTTTGAGAGAGGTTCTTCGCCTTCCGCGCTTCTCTCAGCCGTTCTGGAAACATAGATGGATCACCTCTGTAAAAATAATACACGCGTAAGTTGTAATTTGCAATAAAAAAGGCTTGACAACAACTACAAAGAGTGATATATATAATTTACAACCTACGGGAGTAAAAAGGAGGTGGCAACAACGAGAGGATTAAAAGAGCGCCGCTGTGCCGCAGGTTTAACGCAAGCTGCATTGGCTGAAGCAATGAAAGTCAGCCAGCAAGCAGTTGGCAAGTGGGAGCGTGGCGAATGTTACCCGAGTGCGGCGCAGCTGCCGGATTTGGCGGCGGCGCTGCACTGCACGATCGACGAGCTCTATCAGCCGCCGGAAGAATCGATTTAGAGAGGAGGAAGCAACATGCGTGAGACGGAAGGCTACAGGCCGCAGCTGGAACTTTTGACGGACATGTTCCCGGCACGAGCGGCGATCACGGTCACGGAGTGCCAGACGGCGCTCGGGCTCGACCGGCGGACGCTTTTGGCCGACCGGGGGTTCCCCGCGCGGAAGGTCGGCAACAAGTACGCCGTGCCGCTGACGGAGCTGGCTCGCTGGCTGACGCGGAAATCATAGCAAAGTTTACCCAGCATTCCCACGCGAAATACCTGCCGAAGGGCAAAGGCGGCTTGCAGACTTGCTGCCGGATTGGAGGACACATGCCAAATATCTACGGAGCCGCCCGCATTGCCAAGGGCATCACGCAGGAGCGCGCAGCCGACGCGATTCCGTGCTCGGTGCGGAGCCTTGCCGACTACGAAAGCGGCGCACGCATCCCGCCGTCGGAGACGGTTGTGCGGATGGCGGAAATTTACGACGCGCAGTATCTGTGCTACCAGCACCTGCGCCAGACGAGCGAGATCGCCCAGCGGCTCATTCCCGATGTGCGGGAGTGCGATCTGCCCGAGGCCGTCTTGCGGCTCATTGACCAAATTTATGACTTTGCCGACGCGCGCGAAGACCGCCGCCTGATTACGATTGCAAAAGACGGCGTGATCGACGACACGGAGCGGCCAGAGTTTGACCGGATCGTCTCCAAGCTCGACGAGATCGTCCAAAGCGCGCTGGCCGTCGCGTACAACAAAGGAGGATAACTATGCGCAAATTTTACAAACTGGCCGAGAAGCTCATGTGGAGCTCCATTGTCGTCGGCTTCGTGGCCTTCCCGTGGCTTGCCGCGAATTACAGCATGATCTGAGGTGCGGGCGATGAAAAAGAGCGTAAAAAAATCCCGCACAGCCGCTGCGAACGACTGCACGGGACTGGTGTTTTGCAACACCATGAAGGCATCTTTAGTTTATCACGGTTTGCTGCCAAATGCAAGTGTGGGGGAGGTGATTTTTTGGAAAATCAAGATTTTCGGGCGTTTTGGTCCGTGATCCCCGCAACCGTCTTAGACGATATGCAGCTGCAAGCCAATGCAAAGATTTTGTACGGCGTGCTCTCGTCTCTCATGCGGCGCGAGGGCTACTGCTGGCCGAGTAACGCCCAGCTGGCCGCCGCCATGCACTGCTCCGAGGATGTTATAAGACGCTGGCTTGCTGCTTTGCAGCATGACGGACACATCCAAGTCCGGGTCGTGCCGAACCGCAAGACGGGCGGCTCCATCCGCTACATTTCCCCCGTGGTCGCCGCGCCGGTCATCCTCGACGAGGATGAGGGGTGCCGGGACGAACAGCCCGGTACGTACCGGGACAAAAATCCCGGGGTACCGGGACAAACTTCCCGGTCGTTATATAAGGATGGATATAAAAAAGATAATAAAAAGAAAAAGAAAAAGAAAAAGGAAAAAGAAAGTGCGCCGTCTGGCAACGTCGCCGCCTCCCTCCTTGCCAAGTGTGCGCTGTACGGTCCGTCCGTCACCGAGGAGATGGGGCGCTTCCTGAAAATGCGGGTCGAGATCAAAAAGCCGGTCAAGTCCAAGCAGGCTGCCACGCTGCTTTGGAACAAACTCATGAGCCTGTCCGACGGTGACTCGGCAAACATGGCCGCGCTGCTTGACCTCGCAACGGAGCGGCAGTGGCTGAGCGTCTTCCCGCTGAAGGACGACGAGCTGCCGAAGGCGCAGAAGCGCGAGGTTGATACGGGAGGTGTGAGGTTTCTGTGAGCGACGACAAAAAATTGCTGGAGGCGCAGCAGGCCGTCCTCGGCGCGATGCTCATCGACGAGAAGACCGTCGGCCTTGTGCTGCAAGAGATCGTCCCGGACGATTTCACGACCGGCGCTTACCGGCAAGTGTTCCTCGCCTTCCGGGCGCAGTTTTCGAGCGGCGAGCCGTGCGACGCGGTGACGATCAACGCGCGGCTCGGCGGCAAGTACGACAAGCTTCTCATGGAGCTGATTCAGGTCACGCCGACGGCGGCCAACGTCAAGAGCTACATGCAGCTTTTAAAGCAGCAGGCCAGAGTCAGCCGTCTGCAAGGTATTGCCCAGCGGATGCAGGACACGGACGACGAGGACGATCTGCGCGGGCTGGTCAATGAGGCCAACGCCCAGCTGGTCGAGCGGCCGGGGCTGCGCGTGGTGGACATGTCCGCCGCACTGACGCAGTTTTACCAGCGGCACGACCCGGACGCAAAGCCCGTGTACTTGGACTTTGGACTCGAGGACATCAACGAAAACGTGTACGCCTCCCGGGGCGACATGGTCGTCCTCGGCGGCTACCCGTCGGACGGCAAGACGAGCCTCGCTCTGACGCTCGCCGTGCGGATGGCCAAGACGATGCGCGTCGGCTTTTACAGCTACGAGACCGACTGCGACAAGCTCTTCGACCGCATCATCGCTATGACCGCACAAATTGGCCTGCCGAAGCTGAAACTCAACGCCATGAACGCGACCGACTGGGAAACCGTCGCGGTGCTCTCCGAGCGGCTGGGCGGATTGAAGCTTGACCTCATCGAGGCCAGCGGCATGACCGTCCAGGACATCCGGGCACACAGCCTGTCCAAGCGCTACGACGTGATCTTCATCGACTACCTGCAAAAGATCAAGAGCGATATTACAGGCCGCGGCGCAGCCGACCAGTTTCAGGTCGTCTCGAAAATCTCGAGCGATCTCCAGCAATTCGGCCGCCAGACCGGCACGCCCGTCATCGCGCTCTCGCAGCTCTCCCGCCCCGAGAAGACCAAGGGCGGCAAGATCCCGCCCCCGACGCTGGCCTCACTCCGCTCCTCCGGCCAGATCGAGCAGGACGCGGACGTGGTCATGCTGCTCTACCGCGAAGAGCCGGACAACAGCCGGAGCCGCCGCATCCTCAACATCGCGAAAAACAAAGAGGGCGAGGCGAATATCGCGCTCATGCTGGCCTTTGACGGCCAGACGCAGACATTCAAAAAATCAGCTTCCCAGGCGCCGCGGCCGGAGCCGGACAAGCGCTGGAAGCCATGTAACGACGATGTGCCCGAGCAGTTCAAGCTGCCGGACTGAGAAAGGAAACACCATGAAGGCAATATCGATTTTGAATCTCAAAGGCGGCGTCGGGAAGACCGTGACCGCCGTGAATATGGCCTATATTTTGGCCGCCGACCACAACCAGCGCGTGCTGCTCGCCGACTGCGACAGCCAGTGCAACGCCACCGAATTTTACGGTCTTGCCGGGCAGCAGCTTCCGGGCGTGGCTGACTATCTGCTGGGGACGGCAGAGCCGTATTATCCCGAAAATATCTCTGGGACGCCGTACAACGTGGACGTGCTGCCCGCGTCTGACGCGCTGATGGACTTAGACCTCTCGGCCATCGGAAGCCGCGTTAAGGGCAGCTGCCTGAAAGACCTGTGCGATGTGCTTCGCGAGGACGATGCGTATGACTACGTGGTCTTTGACTGCCCGCCCGCTTTCAACGCGGCAAGCGCCGCGGCGCTGCTGGCCTCGGACGAAGTTATCATCCCGATCAAGCTCGACGCGTTCAGCCTGCGCGGTTTGGCCAATGTCTCGCGCCAGATCGACAACATGCACAAGATCAACCCGAACTTAAAAATCGCGGGCGCGCTCGTTACCATGTGGCGCAATACGCCGGTCGTGATCGAGGCGGAAGCGAGCCTGCGGGACTGCGGCATTCTCCCCGTCTTTGAGCAGACCATACGCCGCACCGACAAAATTGACGAGATGACTTTCGAGCGCAAACCGATCACTGTCTACTCGCCGCGTTCGGCGGCAGGCTACGACTACCGGGCATTTGTGCAAGAGTACATCCAGCCGCCGGTGACGATGGACGAGCTTTTGAAGGGAGGGCTTGCAAGTGCCGTTTGACGTATCGAGCATTTTTGCCCAGCAGGTACAGGCGGTGTCCAAGTCTGACACCGGCCGGGAGCTCATGCAGGTCGACATTGACGATCTGGTCAGCAACGACGCGAACTTTTACGCCGTCGACGAAGCCAAGCTCGAAGACCTCAAAAATTCCATCGCGCTATCCGGCATTATGGACCCGCCGACGGTCACGCGCACGGAGGACGGCAAGTACCGCCTTATTTCCGGGCACCGGCGCACGGCTGCGGTTCGGGCTTTGGTCGCAGAAGGGCGCGAGGATCTTCGCAAAGTGCCGGTTTTCGTTCGGAGCCCCAAAAGCGCGGCCATGGAAGAGCTGGAGCTGATCATGGCAAACTCCACAGCAAGAGTCCTGACGAGCGCCGAGATCAGCCAGGCGGCGCAGCGCGTGGAGCGCCTGCTTTACGACCTTAAAGAGCAGGGCGTGGAGTTCCCCGGCAGGATGCGCGATCATGTCGCGGAAGCCTGCAACGTCAGCAAGACGAAGCTTGCGAACCTCCACATGATCGAAGAAAACCTGATTCAGGATTTCAAGGCACAGTGGGCAGCCGGCAAACTCCCGGACGCGACAGCGTTGGAGCTCGCGCGGTGCGAGATCGCCTTGCAGATGCGCCTGCGCAACGCATTTGCACGGACGAAGGACTTCCCCACGTCCGCCGGGATTGCACAGGTGCGGGAGCTGGCCAAAGACGGCGCAAAATGGAGACCGGACGCATGCCTGCGTTGCCCGGACGGCAAGTCTTGCCCGGTCTCGCGCGACGACGCGACGCTCCGGCATGACGCGACGTGCGGCTCTTGGACGCCGCAGTGCAAAGGTGAGTTGTGCTGCATGGACTGCGAGTATGGCGCGAAAGCGCGCGGCTGCTATGACGTCTGCGACCAGATATGCTCCAAGGCCAAGCAGTACCGCACCGACAAAAACGCCGAGGAGAAGCGAAAAGAGGAGGACGCGAAGGAAAATAAGCGGCGCGTCTACCGGGCAGGTGTCCAGCGCAAGGCCGCGCGGCTCGTGAAGGCCATCGACGCGGCCGGTCTCGCGGACGGTACGAAACTCACCTTTGCGAATTATGCTGCGGATAAGACCGTCGAGAAAATCCGCGCTTACGCAAACGGGGACTTCGGCGACGATTATTTTTACGGCACGGACAGCCTCGACCCGGACGCGAAGCACGTGCCCGAGCTCTGCGAAAAGCTCAAGTGCTCGGCGGACTATCTGCTGGGGCTGACGGACGAACTTTCGCCGGTGCCCAAGTCTGACACGCTTTTATGGCGCACGGATACTGACTATCCGGATGGGCAGGTGTTGCTGCTGCTGGATATCGAGGGCCGAAAAACCTACGATGTCGACACGGTCTTAGGTGGCGAGCTTTGTGTATATGACGCCGGACTTTTGACGGACAACGGACCGCGCGTTCTGCGCTGGCTGCCTTTGCCGCCGGAAGAGGAGGGCTCGATATGAGCAGGCAGCTGTTCCGGCAATGCCCCGGCTGCGGCAATCTGTTTGCAACGTACAAGGGCAATCAGGTCTACTGCTGCCGGGAGTGCTACCGGCGGGCAAAAAACATAAATTACATCCCGGCACAGTACCGCAAGAAGGAGGCCGTCCCGGTGCATATCCGCGTGACAAAGCCGCTGCCGGTCTTCCCGGCGTTTCAGCTGGAGCCCGGGAAGGTCTATGCAGCGCAAAAGCGCCAGTGCTGCGACGGCATCCGCGCGACCTATATCGTAACGCTCGACGAAAAACGCCGGACGATCGTCCGGCAGGAGGAATGTGAGAAGGTCCCGAATGAGTAAGATCATCGCCCGGCGCGAGGCGGTCTATGGGCTGTACCGATACGGCGATTTTGTCGCCATCGCCCGGAAGACCGGCCTGTCCGCGCCGACCGTATCCCGCGCGCTGCGGGGAGAGCCGTGCACCATCAGCACGGCAAGAAAGATCTGCGATCTGTTCGGCGCAAAGTTTTCTGATTTTTTTGAGCTCAAAAAGGAGGTACGCATCCATGAGTAGCAGCACCATTTCCGCCATCGTCATCGCTGTCGAATTTGTCCTCCGCGCGGTGTGCGTGTACGCCATTTTGCGCGTGACGCTGACGTTGTTCAGGATCAACAAAAACGAGAAAATCGGGAAAGAGCGCGACGCGGCGCTCACGTGGGTCTACCCGTGCTGCCCCAGCTGCCGCCACAGCATCAACCGCAGCTACTGCGAGCACGGCAGCGAAAGAGAGGAGGGCTCCCCGTGCAAGTACTGGGAATTCTGCGGGAAGACACATCAGGAGGTGTATGGCGATGGAGACCGTTGAAATTCTTAGCGCTCTGCGGCATTGCACGTCGGATCTGGGATGCGATACCTGCCCGATGCGTGCGGGTATCGAGCAACGCGCCTTTTGTGTCGCGACGCTCCTGAAAGAATCCAAGACCGCAATCACAGATCTTTTGGCAGGCATTGACGCCGCCAAAAGGCGGTGTGCACAAGCGCAGGCCGAGAGGGACGCGCTGCGGGAGAAGGTGCCGCGGTGGATTAGCGTGGAGGACAGGCTGCCGGAAGTCTGGAAAAACGAAGAGAACGACGTACTTGTAAATTACATGATTTACGCCCCGGAGTTTGGCGCAGATATTGGCAACTATCACGCGGAGGCTAAAAGATGGTTGTGCATGGCGATACCGTGCACTGTCACCCACTGGATGCCGCTGCCGGAAGCGCCGGAGGAAGGAGAAAAGGCATGAAAGTCTACATTGCCGGTAAAATCACTGGCGACCCGAATTACCGGAAGAAATTTAAGGACGCGGCGGCGGATATAGCCCGAGGGGGCCACATCCCTCTCAACCCAGCCGACCTGCCAAAAGGGATGCGCCCAAAAGACTACATGTGCATCTGCTTTGCGATGATCGACGTAGCGGACTTGGTCGTTTTCCTGCCAGACGCGAAGGACAGCGCAGGCGCGCGCCTTGAGAAAGCATATTGTGAATACGTCGGGAAGGAGATGGAATTTTGGAGCGAATAACGTTTGACGGCAACTTCTGCGAAATCGCGCAGTGCCGCGAACTGCCGTGTAAGTATGACGGGACCTGCACGCAGAAGAAGGGATGGGAAGGGCTCAAGCAGTTCGAAAACGCGGTGCAAACACCAGAGAAAGCCGCGTGGGCAAAGAAAACTATCGAGATGGCGTTTTCGGATGACACGTCGGAGGTTGAGCGCCTCCGCGAACTCTACAAAGCCGACAAGGACGGGCGCGTGGTGGTGCTGCCGTGCAAGGTGGGAGATACAGTGTGGATTGTAGGCGCTGTGAGAAAATTGTATAGCGCAAAAGTTCGGACGTTCTTCTGCGGGCATCCGTCCGCGGTGTGCGGACGCGATCCAGATGGGCATATCCACATGATTCGCACAACAGAGTGTGATATCCCGATGCAAGAATTCGGAAAAACCGTATTTCTGTCGCGCGAAGAAGCCGAGAAGGCTTTGCAGGAAATGGAGGGCAAAAAGGATGGATGAACTGAAACCGTGCCCGTTCTGCGGCGGGGAAGCTGTCGTAACCAAACACCATAACAGATTCACAGATTGGTATTTGTGTTCCTGCCCCAAATGCCATATTTCGCAGACGGGGAGTGACTACGGATTCCGGTTTGAAGCGGTCGAGGCATGGAACAGGAGGGCAAATGATGGCTAAGTTTATCTCAAAATCGCAGATGGAAGAACTGGAAGATGCCTGCACGTTTGGAATCGAGGGGGCGAATAAACTGCTCGAGAAATACGTCGGAATCCAAGCCCGCGCATACACGGCTTACAACTACTACGACGAAAATGACGATTTCCTCGCGAACAGCGATGAAACAGATCTCGACGATCTTCTGGAAAAGGCAAATGTGGAGGTGCGGCATGGCGGGTGATTATATCCGGCGCGAGGCGGAGCTATTTGCGTTACGGAAAGCAGAACGCGGTGGAAGTATGACGGCACTAACACAGTTGGAACGCGCATATGCCGAAATTCGGGAAATGCCCGCCGCCGACGTTGCGGAGGTGGTGCGATGCAAGGACTGCAAGTGGTTTGCGGACAACAACGGTGGAGAGTGGTATGGCTGCAAGATGTTTCATGTCGTTCGGATTACCCCAGAGGACGCACCGAAACCAGACGATTTTTGCAGCTACGGCGAGTATTTAACAAATATAAGGGGGAGCGGCAATGTTTCAGATTGAGCTTTTATCGGGCGGCGTTTTCTGGGTATATGCCGTATACCCGCAGAATAGCGCGTTTTTGATTTGGAAAGACGACCACTGGGTTTGGATGGCGGCGGATAAGTGCAAGCCGTATTATCCGCCCGCGGAGTCCTATCTCAACAAACGGTTCATTTCCCCGTTGGAAACTGGAGGCGCAAAATGACGCGAAAACGATTTGTAAAGCTTTGCATGGGCAGGCTCGGCATGTCGCGGAACAAAGCGAACCGCATTGCTAGAAAACGTGCGTCGAAGTACGCAATTGAGCGCACCGAGGTGGCTATTATTGCAGCGGACATGGCATTTAGGGCGATGAGTAGCGCAATGGCCGACCTTGCGAGGGCGTTAGATGAAATACATTGATCAGCTGGACGCCGTGGGGCGGGCGGCGATGGAGATCGGCGTGGAGGCGGGTATGCAGAAAGTCTCCGACATGTTCCTCGCGGCGCTCGCGCAGGAGGGCTTCGGCGAAGAGCGGCTTTCCCGGCTGGCGTGCCGAGTTGGACACGGAATTTGACGGCGCATACGGCTGCGGCCCGGAAGCCGACTGGCTGCAAGAACGGCTGGACGCGATCCTCCGCAAGGCCTGCGGCAAATACTTTGTCCCGTTCCGCGAGCGCAACCCGCACATCCGGGAGTTTAATTACAAAAAGGTATCACCCCGGCGCAAGAAAAAATGATCTGGACTTGTGGCGCGGCCTGCTGCCATGACGGGCTGCGCGGGGAACGCCGGGAGGATATAGGGGGCTCGGTCTCCGAGCCCCCGACGATAACAGAATAAGGAGGCTATAAGCAAGTGAGCTATCTTGTATCCATGAAAACATCCGTCTTATGCCGCGAGTGCGTGTTCACCGAGCCGCTGGCCAAGCGACGAGGCAGAGCGCCGAAGAGCCTGCCGCAGACAACCATCCGCGAAAAGCTCAACATTCGCCACGCCTATGAGCGGCTTGCGTTTCTGATCGCCGCGAACTTTACATATTCCGATTGGCTGCTCACGCTTACCTACGACGAGGCGCACAAACCGCCGAACACCTTCGCCGCGCAGAAGCGGGTGAAGCTTTTTAACCGCCAGCTGCGCGAGAGCCGCAAAGCCTTCGGCCGGCCTTGCAAATATCTGTATACCACCGAAGGCCGGCACGGGGACAAGCGTCTGCATCACCACATCATCCTCAACCATTATCCTGGCGAGGCGGAAGTGCTCCGCAAGCTCTGGCCGGACGGCGATATCAACTGGGAGCCCGTCGGGAAGCTCGGCTTTGTTGGCTTGGCAAAGTATCTGACCAAAGAGCCGATGCAGCACGGACGGGAATATGTGGGCGACCGATTGTGGACGCCATCACGGAACCTTGAAAAACCACGCATCACTGTCGAAAAAGTCCCGGACAACTACCGGCCTGTGCCACCGAAAGAGGCCTTTGACGTAGAGCCCGAGGCGAAGGAAAACAAGTTCGGCAGCTATTATTATGTGGATTACAAGCTTCCCTGGCGAAACAGGGAAAAGCGGAAGGCGTGAGCCTTTAATAACTTGGGTCTTTACTATATCTTACGAGAGGGGCGAACTTTTTTTGCAAAAACAGTTGCATACCGGGCAGCCTTGTGCTAAACTTGACTTACAGGGAAACAAGATCGTTTGTCCGAAATGCGGGCACGCGACGCAGGTCAAGATTTTACCGACGACCGCGCTCGTTGATTTCCCTCTGTACTGCAAGCATTGCAGGCGCGAAACGATCGTGAATATGAGCCAGAACCAGAGCCAGTGCCGTCAGGCCAGAGCCAGAGTCAGCGCCGATTGATATCTCACAGTGTGGGAGTCGATCGGCGTTTTTGTTTTACATCCGAGGTGATAGCCGGACGGCAAGATGCCGAGTCTCCCATACCGGGAGGCTCGGCATTTTTTATTTGCCATGGATTACACAAGCAAACGTTGGAAACACTTACGCGCTCGCGTCCTTCGCGAGCAGTGGCTTTGCCAGGAGGCGCTGCGGTACGGCAGGCGGGATCCTGCGACGGTCGTACACCACGTCTACCCAGTCGAGGATTTCCCGGGCTGGCGCTTTTGCCGCTGGAATCTCATCGCGGTGAGCGCTGACGCGCACAACAGCTTCCACGATCGCGTGACCGGAAAGCTGACCGAGCGCGGTCTCGCCTGGCAGCGGCGGGTATCCCCCCCTCCCAACGCGCCGCCGCCGTTCTGAGGGAAGCACCGGAGTGGGGCCCTCTTTCCGACGGCGGGAAAACCGCGGGAGGGGGTTCAGACGAGACCGCCAGGCGCGCACACGCGCGAAAATCTCGAATCGCGCGGCGCGGGCGCAAACGACGCGGGCGCGCAAAGACGCAAACCATCTGAGGCTCTGCCGGGCGCAGTTCAGCTCGGCGGCATTGGGAACCACCGCCGGTGCCCGGAGTCATCTCATCATCCTCCTTTTTTGACTGGACGCGGCGTTCGCGCGCTGCGTCTGGCAGAGTCTCAGAGAAAGGAAATCTAAGCATGGCGCGAGAGGACATGATCCGGCAGGACATGCAGCTTGTCGGCACCTACAACGCAATATTCGAGCCGACGATCAAGCAGCTGGCCAAGACGGAGCGCGAGCTCTCCCGCGCCGAGAAAGAGTGGAAGAAGCAGGGCGGGCAGCGCATCTGTACGATGGTCAACAAGACCGGCGCGGAGTACACAGCCAAGAGCCCGTACTGGACAGCGGTCGAGGATCTTCGCGCGACGGTGCAGGGCCTGCGCAACCAGCTCGGCCTCACGCCGACGGGGCTTAACAAGGCGCGCGCCAAGAGCGTCCCGATGGGCGGCGCGAGCAAACTTGAGCAGCTGCTCTCCGAGCCCAAGAGCCACGCCGAAGAGCACGCCGCGCAGTACCAGCGCGAGGTCGACAGCTTTGTCGAAGCGACGCTCTCCGGAGAAAACGGCCTCTGCGAGGACGCGGTGCTTGCCTGCAAACGGTACGTGTCAGACTTGGACACCGGCAAGTGGGAATTCCGGACGGAGCCCGCGAACGAGATCATCGCCATCATCGAGACGATGATCTGCCACCAGCAGGGCGAGTTCCTGGACGCGACGCCCCTGCGCGGCACACCGTTCCTGCTCCTGCCGTACCACAAGTTCATTGTCTACAACATCATGGGCTTTTACCTGCCCGGCACGAAGATCCGCCGCTTTAAGGAGTCCGTGGACTTCATCCCGCGAAAAAACGTCAAGACGACGTTTGCGGCCGCGCTGGCCTTTGCCCTGGCACTTTATGAGCGAGCGTCCGGCTCGAAGGTGTACGAGGTCGGCGGCGCGCTTAAGCAGGCACTCGAGGGCTTTGACTTTTTGAAGTACAACTGCACGCGCTTGGGCGTGACCGTCAAGGATGAGCCAGAGACGGGCCTGCGGATCATCGACAACAACATGGAGCGGTCGATCTCCGGCGATGTCGGCGACGGCATGATCTCCATCAACGCCCTGGCCGCGAACCCCGATAAGCAGGACTCCTTTAACTGCAACATCGTCATCGCCGACGAAGCGCACACCTATAAGAGCCCGCAGCAGTACCAGATCCTCAAGGACGCGACAAAAGCCTACACCAACAAGCTCGTCATTATCATCTCGTCCAACGGTCCCAACGCGCGCGGTTTCCTGCTCGGGCACTTAGAGCTCTGCCGGAAGATCCTCCGCGGCACCGTGACCGGCGACTACGCGGACACGATCTTTTGCTTTTTGTGCTCCGCGCCGACGATGGAAAATGGCGACGTTGACCTGCACGACCCCGCGGTCCTCAAAGCAGCGAGCCCCGGCTGGGGCTACTCCATCCGGCCGCAGGACATGATCAACGACGCAGCCATCGCCGCCGAAAACCCGATGCTCCGGCCGGAATTTCTCAACAAGTCGCTCAACGTCACGACGAACGCCGTCAAGGCGTGGTTTGACATCCAGGAGTTCCGGCGGTCGGACGAAAAGTACAATTGGACGCTTCCCGAGCTCGCGAAGCTCCCCATCCGCTGGTACGGCGGCGCGGATCTTTCCAAGATGCACGACCTCACGGCCTGCTGCCTGTTTGGGCACTACAAGGGCGTGGACATCATCATCCCGCACTGCTGGTTCCCGCGGCCGGCCGCCGTGGTCAAAGCGACGCAAGACCAGATACCGCTCTTTGGCTGGATGGAAGACGGCTGGCTCGACATGACGAACGACAAGGTGACAAACCACTCCGACGTTGTGCGCTGGTTCAAAAAGCGGCGCGCCGAGGGCTTCAAAATCCGCCGCGTAGGCCACGACCCCAAGTTCTGCCGCGAGTATTTTGTCGAGATGCAGAAAGAGCGCTTCCCCATCAAGGCGCAGATTCAGCGCTTCACGCTCAAATCTGAGGGTTTCCGGTACTTGGAGAAAAGCGCCAAGCAGGGAACGCTCTACTACCTGCACGCAGAGCCCTATGAGTACTGCGTGCAAAACGTTGCCGGCATAGAAAAGGCCGACGATATGGTGATGTACGAAAAAATAGCTCCAAACCTGCGCATTGACGTGTTTGACTGCTCGGTCTTCGCGGCGTGCGCATATCTGGAGGACCTGACCGCCAGCGCCAAGGGCGCGGGCTGGTATGAACAAAGGAGTATCACCAATGATGGCAAAGTATAACTCCACCCCCCCTAAAAAAAGTAAGCCGCAACTGCAATTTATTGATGCGGAAACAAACGCAGATCAATTATCCTTCGTCGATCTCGACGTGCAGGCTGGTAACGACGATCTTTGGGGGCGTGTCGTAGCTATCGCACATTGCCCAAAATGCGGGCTAGTTTTCGAGGTAATCCAAAAATGACAATTTGCGCATACGTGCAGGAATCCTATGCAAAGAGTACTTACAAAAACGAGTGCATGGCCTCTCGACAATTTTCCGGGCTTAGCGTTATCCTAGACTGTCTCGCGCGAGCTGGATATACAGTCGATTTTGCAACGCGTGCAACCGTCCACACCTATGATATTGTTCTTGTCTCATTAACGGCGGACTGCGATTGGTGGCCGTATGTGCGAGAGCGGTTGAGCTGGCAACGCGGCAACTACAAGGTTCTGGTTGGTGGCGCGGGCGTTCTCCACGTAGAGCCGTTCCTTCCATGGTTTTATGCCGCCATGCTTGGGCGCGGAGAAAACCTAATTGTCCCTCTTGTGAGGTCAATTGAACGCGGGGACCGCTATGTTTCTGACAGTATTCTCTACGCTGACGAGTTCAGCCCCGATCGCGTCTGGCGCATCGCGCAAACAGAACGGCCTTATGAGCATGTCGTGAAGCTTGTCGCGGGTGTCGATTTTGCAGAGAGCCAAATCGGCTGCAACCATAAGTGTCTTTTCTGCGGATATACATGGCACCGCAAATTTTCGTCCGACTATGCCTATTACAGAATGGATGCAGGGCTGTTCGCAGGCATGGCTGACAAGGAGCGGGCAATGCTTGATCTGGACAAAGACCCGACGTGCATCAATTGGTCTAAACTCCGGACTACCGCGATTGACGGTTTTAGCGAGCGGCTGCGGTTTGGCGTCAACAAACGCATTACTCGAGCCATTATGCAAAATTTCCTGCGGGCTATGCTAGCTTCCGACGCCGCCCCGCACCAATTAAAACTCTACAACATCTGCGGATACCCATCCGAAACGGAAGAAGACTGGTTTGAGTTTTTGGACGAATTGCAAGGCGCAGACCGAACCGCACCTCTCCGAAATAAACAGTGGAGTATCGTCCTGCACTGTACCCCATTTCGCCCAATGCCGGCAACGCCGATGGCCTGCGCACCGATGAGCAAACGCAACTATCGCGGGGTGTTTGGGCAGACGCTTGGCCCCGGGCTCCGCGGGAACCTAATCTATCAGGGGCGCGCACTCTGGGCGGTGGAGGGAATGGGCGTTGATAGTTTGCCCACGGTCATGTTGTCAGCGCTCGCCCATCGTGGCGCAGCGTCTGATAGCGAGTACATTGCAAAGCTCTGTAGCTCGCGTAAATTCTGGACGGCTTCGGCGCTGATCAAAGAAAATACGCTTGCTCGTTTTTTTGACATGGATAGACTCTTTGGCGCGTTCACGCCGCAAACACTCCCAAGTCGATACCTGCGGACATATGCCAACATCGAAAAGATGTGGGGACAAACGCCGCTGGAGCTGGCGGCAAGGAAAGGCGGTGATGCCACTTGAAAGTAAAGGTGCAGCGCAGATCCGCGCAGGACGACGCGCTGCGAAAATTTGTGATTGGTGCGGTGAATCAGGATACGCTGGGCGTGCCGGGCTATTGCAGGCTTGCGGACAGTCCGGACGTGCTGGCCGCGGTCGGCGGGCTGGCCGACATCGTGTCGAACGCGACCATTCAGCTCATGCAGAATACGCCGGACGGCGATGTGCGCGTGCGGAACGCGCTTTCCCGGTTTATGGATATTTCGCCATGGAGCTTCGGCACGCGCAAGGATTTGATTTCTGCCATCGTCTGGGAGATGCTCACGAGCGCCAGCGGCACGGCCTTCTTCCTGCCGGTCACGCGGGACGGGCTGCTTCGCGACCTTATCCCCATGCCGGGCGCGCAGGCGATGAGCCCGGACGAAGGTCAGACGGTCTGCATCAGCTGGCGCGGCAAGCAGTATGACCCCGAAACCGTGCTCCAGTTCCGGCGTTGGGTCGACCCCGACCACCCGTGGCAGGGGATCGGGCTCCGGATGAGCCTCCTCGACGTTGTCAACTCGCTCCGGCAGGAGCAGGCGACAAAGAAGGGCTTCATGTCGGACAAGTGGAAGCCCTGCGTCATTGTCAAGGTCGACGCTCTGGCGGACGAATTCTCCGACCCGGCAGTCCGCCGCCGTCTGATTGACGACTACATCACGGGATCTAGCGCCGGAGAGCCGTGGATCGTCCCGGCTGACCTCATAGACGTGCAGCAGGTCAAGCCGTTGAGCCTGTCTGATTTAGCCATCAAAGACGGTGTGGAACTCGACAAAAAGGCCGTGGCCGCGCTCGTCGGCGTCACCCCCTTCATGCTGGGCGTGGGCGCATACTCGGACAGTGAGCACAACCACATGATCAAGACGACCGCCACGACGATTGCAAACATCATTTGCCAGGAGTTGACGCGCAAGCTCCTCTACGCGACAGACCTCTATTTTACGATGTCGACGCGCAGGCTCTACAGCTACAGCACAAAGGAGCTTGCGGACGTAGCATCCAACCTCTACGTGCGCGGCCTTATGACCGGCAACGAGGTGCGCGACTGGGTCGGCCTCAGCCCGAAAGAAGGGCTCAACGAGCTCGTCATTTTGGAAAATTACATCCCGCGCGACATGATCGCAGATCAGAAAAAGCTTACACAAGGAGGAGGTGGAGACGGTGGAACAGAATAGACAGCAGCGTCAGGTGCGCTGCATCCCGCAGGCGTTTCAGACGCGCGAGGCCGGGGATGATCTCTACATCGACGGTTATTTTGCGGTATTTAACGAGGAGTATCAGCTATGGGACGACGTGAGCGAGATCATCAAGCCCGGCGCGTTTACAAACTCCATTTCGGGCGACATCCGGGCGCTCATCAACCACGACACGAGCTTAGTGCTCGGCCGGACGAAACCCGGGACTCTCTCGCTCAAGCAGGATGAGCGCGGGCTCTGGGGCTCGGTTAGAATCAACCGCGACGACGTAGACGCGATGAACTTGTATGCAAGAGTCCAGCGCGGAGACGTCGACCAGTGCTCGTTTGGCTTTGCCATCAAGTCGGAGACGTTCCGCGACCTCGGAAACGGCAAGTACCGCTGGGAGATCGAAGAGGTCGACCCGCTGTATGAGGTCAGCGTCTGCACCTTCCCGGCTTACGAGCAGACCTCGGTCAGCGCCCGAAAGCGGGATTTTGAGGAAATCGAAAAGCGCCGCCTGGAAACGTGGCGCGCAGAAATGAACAAGAACCCGTAAATGGCAGCACTTAGAGTTTTAGTCCTGAACAGCGAGATCACCGCGCTTCGCGCGCAGCTGACCCCGCTGGAGAAGACCCGAGACGGCTTTGCCGCGAGAGAAGAGCAGCTTCGCCAGGCACTCGGCGAGATCACCGAGACGAGCACCGACGAAGAGCGCAGCGCCGTATCCGCGGCTGTGGATACCTTTGAGCAGGAGCGCAGCGCGAACGCCGCCGAGATTGCCCGCATCCAGGGCGAGATCGACACCCGCAGCGCGGAAATTGCCCGGCTGGAGGTCGAGCAGACCCCGCCCCCGGCAACACCCACGGTGTCCAACTCTGACACCAGAAACAACGATCACCACGAAAGGAGCCTTGTCCCCATGAACAACACCACCGAGCGCCGCTGGTTTGGCCTCACCTACGCCGAGCGCGACGCGCTCATGCAGTCCGAGCAGGTCCGCACCTTCCTCAAGCAAATCCGCGAGGCACGCGCGCAGCAGCGCAGCGTCACCGGCGGCGAGCTGGGTATCCCGGACGGCTTCCTGCCGATCCTGCGCGACCTCACGTATCAGGAGTCGAAATTCCTGCGCTACTGCTTCACGACGAGTTTCCGCGGCACGACTCGCCAGAATGTCGCGGGCGTCGCCCCCGAGGCCATCTGGACGGAAATGAAAGATCGGCTCAACGAGATCGATATCGACTTCTGGCAGCTGACTATGGACGGCTTTATGGTCGGCGGCTACATGGCCGTCCCGAACTCTGTCCTGATGGACGACAGCGACCTCTCGCTCACGACGACCATCCTTCAGGCGCTGGCCTCGTCGCTTGCAAAGGCGATCGATAAGTCCATCTGGTTTGGCACCGGCGAGAGCATGCCCGTCGGCATCATCACGCGTCTGGCCGCGCAGACCAAACCCACGTGGTGGGGCTCGCAGCAGGGCGATTTTACCGATCTGCACACGAGCAACATCCTCAAGCTCGATCTGGCCGCAAAGAACGGCGTGGAATTCTTCCGCCCGCTGGTCGCGGCGCTCGCCGTGGCGAAGCCGGATTACTCCAACGGTACGGTGATCTGGGTGATGAACCGCAAGACGCACATGGACATCCAATCCCGCGCGCTGGCCTTTAACGACGCGGCGGCGCTGGTCGCAGGTGTCAGCAACTCCATCCCGATTGTCGGCGGCGAGATCGTCGAGTGGGAGGTCATGCCGGATAACGAGATCGCGGGCGGCTACATGAGCCTGTACCGCTCGGTCGAGCGCGAGGGCACAACCATTGAGTCCAACACCAACGTGCGTTGGCTGGAAAACCAGACGTGCTTCAAGGGCATGCAGCGCCGCGACGGCAAGCCCGCCATCGGCGAGGCGTTTGTCCTCGTGAACTATGGCAATGTCCAGCCGACCACGGCCACAACCTTCGGCAAGGATCGCGCGAACACCGCCATCGGCACCCTGATCGTCACGACTGCCGCGGGCTCGGCCAACGGCAAGAGCGTCGTGACCGTCGCGGGCAACGGCTCCGGCAAGCTCAAGTACCAGACCGCCGGTCAGGCGATCGCAGTCGCAAACGGCGAGACGCTTGATAAGCTCTGGACAGACCTGCCCGCGAATAAGACCGTCGACGGCACGACCGGCCAGACCATTACCGTGGTTGAGGTCGACGGCAACGGCCGCGCGGTTGCGGTCGGCTCCGGCAGCGTGACCGCGAAGGCGGGCTAAGGAAAGGAGGCGGCCTATGTCACTGGACGCCCAGCTGGCCTACATGATGGTGGATCTCGGTATCCTGCGCGCAACCGAGCAGCAGGAGACGTATCTGCGGGGTATCCTGACGCAGGCCGCTGATTTTATCACCACGCGCGGCGTTGCGCTCCAGCCGGACTGCGACGCGGACGACATGCTGACGGCGATGGTCGGCGGCTGGATGTACAAGGCGCGCGCGAACGCCGAGGAAAAGCAGCTGCCGACGTATCTGCGACGGATGCTCAACAGTAAGCTTGCGCAGCAGAAGATGGGAGGCGGAACGGGATGATCTACGACAAGGTGTGCACGGTCTGCGACCTGCTCCCGGCCTCGTCTCCCCTCCAGCGCCGCCTGCGCATCGCCTCGAGCCACTTTTACTGCGAGCGGGAGGTCTACGCTGCCCGATTTTATGCCGGGAAGCAAGCCGGTGTGCAGCTTACCCGGATGGTCAGCATCCCCCGCGTCTTCGGCGGCGAGGACATCAAAGCAGAGCAGTACGTGGTGCTTGAGGACGATCACATTTACCGCATCGACCAGGCGCAGCGGGGCTATGACTCCGACGGCCTGCCGATCACAACGCTTTCGCTCGCAGAGCCGGAGGGCAAATATGAGATACTCCAAGATTGAGGCGGCGCTGGAAACCGTGCTCCCCGGCGCTGTGTATAAGGTGCAAGCCCCGGAGCACACGCCGGACGGCTCGCCGCTCACGCGCTACCTCGTCTGGACGCCGACCGGCGTACGCAGCGTGAACGCAGACGGGATACCCTTTGCAACGGTCGGCCTGTGTGTTGTCACCGTGGCCACGCAGACCGAGGGCGACACGCTGACCGCGGAGGTGCTGCAAGCGCTGGCGGCGGCGCACATCGCCATCGGCCAGAGCGAGCAGTCCTTTGACGAGGAGACCATGACGTATTATTCTGACATCCCTTGCGAGGTGATCTGATGGCGCAGCTCGATACAAAAATCGCACTGGACGGCATCCAGGAGGCCATCCGGCAGCTGAACCAAGCCGACCTCTTCACCGACGACAACCTTCAGGCGATCTTGTCGGTCGGCGTGGATGAGATGTATAAAAGCGTCCACTCCGCCTTTATCAAGGCCGGGCACCAGAATACCAAACCCCGCCGGACCGGCGAGACCTTGCGGCACTTTACAAAGGCGCGCAAGGTCTCACGCGACAAAAAGGGCGTGCCGTACATGTACGTCACGATCTCCGGCAAGGACTCGCGGCAGCAGAAATACGCCGTCAAGGGCTTTGTCCTCAACTACGGCCGCCGCACGGGCGGCAAAATCAAGGCCGACTACTATTGGTCGAACGCGGTCAAATCCACGTGGGACCGCGCGAACAAGGCCATGACCGACAAAGCAGCAGAAATTATCAACAGCAATCGATGAAAGGAGGCAATCATGCCTGCATTTGATTTGAGATACCTGCAAGTCGCAGAGTATAAGAAAAAAACAACCGGCAAAGGCACGGAGTACGGCACGCCCGTTTCCATGGGCGACGCGATGACCGTAGGCCTTGAGATACGCTTTGCAGAAGGCCGGATTTACGCCGAGTCCGTTCTGGCGGAGTACATGAAAAAGGCCACGGGCGGCACGGCGACCGCCGGCGTCAAGTATATCCCGACTGAAGCGCAGAAGCTTATGTACGGCGCGTACGAAAAACAGCGCACCGTGGCTAGTTCCACCGTCAAGAGTCTGACCTTTGGCAAGAAGTCGACCGGCAAGTACGTCGGGTGGAGTTTTTACATGCCCGACATGATCGACGGCGTGGAGAAATTCACGGCGGTATTCGCCCGGAAGGTGCTTTTTGGCCCGCCTGCAACAAACGGACAGACAATGGGCGACAGCATCGCGTTCCAGACGCCCACCACGACCGGCGAGTTCCTGGTCGATGATCTGGACGACCTTTTGGAGGTCGCGACGCTCGATACCGAGGCCGACGCCAAGGCCTGGTGCGACGAGGTCTTTAAGACGGCAGCCACAGACGTGGCAGGAGGTTAAGCATGGACGATATCAAGCCGCGCGAGGTCGCGTGGCGCTTTGACGGGCGCGACTGGGTGCTTCGGTGCAACAACAACGTGCTGGCCGAGGTGCAGGAGATCAACGGCGGCGACTTTAGCCCCGTCCTCTCCCTTAAGCGGACGCTCAAGTCGGTCTTGCAGCTGCTGGCCGCGATGCTCAACGACTACGCTGACGAGCAGAAATGGGTGGACGAAAAGGGCTTCGCTATCCGGTACACCGAAAAGCAGATCGGTAGACGGCTGTCCTATGACACGGTGGATCGGCTCGCGCCGGACATTATGCGTATGACGATTCTGGCCGTCAACGAAACAGACGACGAAAAAAACGCGGAGACCAGGCAGGAAGAAGCGGCGGTATCAACTTCGCCTGGTACCTGAATATCTGGGTAAATGTGCTGAAAAACGACGAGACCGTCTTTTGGCGCAGGATGACACCGGCGCGGTGCATGGCTATCTACAGAGAGTACTTCTCCATGGCCACGCCGAGCCGGTGTGCGCGTAATGCGCCGGAGCAGCCTGCGCGCTTGTCGCTGGCACAGTACCTGATGGGAGGTGGCGGCTGATGGCAACGCCCGGCATTAACACAAAAGTCAAAATGGACGGCGAGAAGGAATATCGCGCCGCCCTTGCCCAAATCAACGCAGGTCTTAAAAACTTAGGCGCGGAGATGCGCGCCACAGAACAGGATTTTGCAGACAACGCCGACAGCGTCGAGGCGCTTACGAAAAAAAGCGACGTGCTCGAGCGCACGATGCTCACGCAGAAGGAAAAGGTTGAAAAGCTTCAGGAGGTCGTCGCCGCCGCCACGAAAACCTACGGCGAGGCGGATAAGCGCACGATCGACTGGAAAACGACGCTGATTGACGCGGAGACCAAGCTCAAGCAGATGCAGCAGGCGCTGGGCGAGAACAATGAAGCACTTGAAGCGGCTAAATACGCACAATCCGACATTGCCAAAGCAATTGACGCTGCCAACGCGAAGCAGGACGCATACCGAGGCAACATTGGAAAAATAAACGATAGCCTTGGTGTTTTGGACTCTGAGCTTCGAAAAGTTAAGGCGCAGTATGCCGGAGCTGCTGACAGCGAAGAGGCTTTGATTGCAAAGTCGGATGTGCTGACTAAGCAGATTGCGACGCAAAAAGCCAAAATCGATGAACTGCAAAAAGGTCTGGACGGCGCAAATGACTTGTACTTCGAGACCGGCGAAAGCACTAGCCAGTGGGAGAAAGACCTCAATAATGCCGAAGCCGAACTTTATAAGATGCAGGCCGCGTTAAAAGAGGTGCAGGCCTCGCTGGAAGAGAACAACGCCGAGCTCGACACGGCGGGCGCGAGCGGCTCGAAATTCCAGCAGGCGATGGAGAAGGTCAAGGACTCCGTTGCGAAGGCGAAGGAGGAAGGCACGGGCGCGAAGGGCGTCTTCTCAAACCTCAAAGAGGCTTTTGGCGAGAGCAAGGGCGAGGCCGTCGGTCTTGGCGACGCGATCGGCGGCGCGGCGGATAAACTCGGCATTCAGCTTCCCGAGGGCGCCAGCAAGGCGCTGAACTCCCTCAACGGCATCAGCGCCGGGACGGCTGCGGCGGTCGGCGGCTTTGCGGCGATTGCCGCTGCCATCGTCAAAGCCGAGAAAAAGCTCATGGACATCACGAAGGAGTCTGCATCGGCGGCGAAGGAAATCAAGACGCTTGCCAGCGTGACCGGCCAGAGCGCGGAAGAGGTGCAGGAGCTACAATACGCAGGCGACATGATCGGCGTATCGTATGACCGCATCCGGGACTCCCTCAAAGAGGTCACAAACAAGATGCAGGAGGCGCGGGACGGCTCGGCTGACACCGCCGCCGCCTTCGACACGCTCAAGGTCAACATCTACAACGCCGACGGAAGTCTCCGCGACGCGAACGACGTTTTTAACGACACCATTGACGCCCTCGGGAACGTCCAGAACCGCACAGAGCGCGATGCGCTGGCCATGGACCTCATGTCGGAGAGTGCGCAGGAGCTGAACCCCCTGATCGAGCAGGGCAGCCAGGCGCTCAAGGACTACGCCGCCGAGGCGCATGAGATGGGATATGTTCTGGACGACGAGGCGATCGCCGCCCTGACCGCGACCGACACCGCGCAGCAGAAGCTCCTCAAAACGCAGGAGGCCGTCACGAAGCAGATCTCCGCCGAGTACGCGCCGTATATGACCGAGGCGCTGGGCGACACGGCAGATTTTATCCAAAAAATCGGCAAGGCGTTTGTGGAGTCTGGCGTTGTTGACAAATTTGGCAGTATCCTGAGCTCTGCCACGCAGATCTTGGAGCCGCTGGGCGACCTGACCGTCGCTGTGCTTCCGGCGCTAGACGCAGCGCTCAAGCCGGTCGCGACAACGATGGCTCTGATCGCGGACACGACGAATCTGCTTGTCGGCCTGCTGACGCTCAACGGCGACAAGATCAAGACTGCGCTGGGTCTTAACATGTCTAGCGGCCAGCTGAGTAATATGCAGCAGCTGCAATACAAGGGCGCACTGTCCAGCGGCTCGAGCTACGTTTCTGGAATGGGCTACACCGGAACGGGCGGCTACATGGGAGCTGACGGCAAGTGGCATCAGAACGCAGCCGGCACGGACAATTTTATCGGCGGCGTGACTGGGGTCGGCGAGAATGGGCCGGAGCCTGTCTGGCTGCCGCAGGGCTCGCGCATCGGCACGAACCAGGAAGGGCGCAGCCTCTCCGGCGGCGATACCTACAACTTTATCGTGCAGGCGAATGAAATCCGCGAGATCGACAGCTTTATCCGCCGCATGAAAAACCAGAGACGAATGGCCAGAATGGGGGTGACGTGAGGTGGCAACGAGTTTTAATCTGTACTGTTCGGCATTTGCGATCTTGAAAAATGACGCGCAAAACGTCAACGACCACACAACCTCCCCAGCAAAGCTCTACTATCGCGATTTACTGTACTTGCAATTCCAGTCGCCTAGCGACGGGAAGCAGTACAAAAAGCTTGTTGACGATTGGACAAAAATCAACGTATATGTGCAGGCAGCAGGCGAAAACGACACAGTCAACCTAAAAATAGGTACCTTGACTGAGCGCTTCGACCCTCTTACCGCTACCTATGCTACCAAGCAGCGTTTCCACGTGAGCAAAGTCGAGACGAAAAACGTTTACGCTGAAGACCTCCCGAAACTGTGTGAGTCGACATATGGGCTCCCGATTCCTGACGCGGTGCAAAAGGGCGTGTTTATCGATATATCGGTATCTATGGATTTTGCGTCAATCGTTACAGCAGGCGCAAACCGGCCATATATTCCAGTGACTGTGGACGATACGATAACCTGTGGGCTAAAAATATTCGAGACAACGCCGAGTTCGGGGTCTATTGTAAAAACAGAGCCAAACACCTTCGCATGGGGTACAGACCCCGCGTTAAAATGCATCGCTGTACTGGAACAGACATCTGCCGTTTTCCGCTGGCGCTCCGGCACGAGCGGCACGATCCACACGATCAACGTCTCCGGCAATTCGCAGAGCGTCACCGTCCCTGCCAACACCTTCGCTGGCACGACGAGCATTCAGTGGCAGGTAGCCGTCACGGCAAACAGCGGGGTGGGCACAACATCCGACTGGGTGACGCTCTCGACCGCAGACGCAACGCCGACCGCCGCGCCTCTGAGCCCGGTCGACACGGTGATTGATGGCTCGAAGGATGTACTGTTCCAGTGGCAGCACTCGATCTCAACCGGAACAGCGCAGAGCAAGGCAGACCTGCAAAAAAGCACGGATGGGCAGACATGGACGACGCTTGCAACCGTCACCGGCGCTGCGCGGCAGTGGACGTGCCCTGCCGGGACGCTCACATCCAGCATCAAATACTGGCGTGTGCGCACCTACAACGCAGACGGTATCCCCGGCGAATGGAGCGATGCGGCACAGATCGTCGTGATTGCCGCGCCGACGGCTCCAAGCATCCAGATCAAGAGCACGGGTCCGCGCCCATCCATCAGCTGGCAGACCTCCGAGCAGGAGGCGTATCAGGTAGAGCTGGACGGCAAACTCTCGGGCGGCACGCACTACGGCACGGACAAAACGTGGATAAGCCCGGCGTATCTTGCGGACGGCAGTCACACGGTGCGCGTGCGCGTGCAAAATCAATATGGCATGTGGTCCGACTGGGGCACAGCGGCGCTGCCTGTCACCAACACGCCGGGCGCGAGTATCACGCTGACCGTGCAAGCCTCCAGCGTCGCGGACCTCAGCTGGCAGACCTCCGGCAGCTACGATTTTTACCTTGTGTACCGAAACGGCAAGCCGATTGCAAAGCTCACCCAGACGCAGTACACCGACGAGCTGTCCTCCGGCAGCACGACGTACCAGGTGCGCGGCTGCTACAACGATTCCGGCAACTACGGCCTGTCTTCGGCGGTCACGGTCGACGTTCGCGCGGAGGTGCATCAGGTGTCAGACTTGGACACCGGACAGACGCTGCGCCTGCCGTACTCGGACAGCCAGCACCGGCAGACGACGCGCACGCTCTCCCGGCAGGTCGAGCTTTTGCAGCTCTCCGGCGCGTATTATCCCGTCGCGGTCGAGGTCGACTCCGGCACGGACTCGCTCAGCATTACGGCGGCGCTGCTCGATGAGAGCGAGATCAGGCAGCTCATGGGACTTGTGGGCAAGCTTGTCTGCGCAAAGACGCCGCAGGGCGATATGGTCATCGGCTACATCACGAGCCTGCCCAAGCAGCACGACGGCTTCCTCAATGTGTTTAATTTTACCATCGAGCAGATCGACTTTGACGACGAGGTGAGGCTATGACGCACAAGGTATCTTACCGCGTGGACGTGCTGCGGCGCGGCGCGAAGTTCTCGGAGCTGCGCTGGCTGAAGGATTCCGCGCCTGACGTGCTCGTCAATGCGTCCGGCGACATCATGGGAAGCCTCGGCGGAACATTTATGCACACCCCAGATATCGAGTATCTTTCCGACGAGCTCCAGCCTGTGCTGGAGCTTGACGGGCAAGAGTACCCCTTGGGCGTGTACCGGATCACGACGTACTCGGACACCGTCAGCGCGCAGGGGCACTTCCTCCGGCTCGACGCGTACGACCGCAGTTGGATGATCCAGACGATCAAGACGGAGGGCATTTTGCACCTGGCAGCCGGGACAAATTACATTACCGCCGTGCAGCAGCTCATGACACAGGCCGGGATCGGCCTCGTGATCGCCACACCCACGAGCGAGACCTTGCAGACCGACCGCGAGGACTGGCAGGAGGGCACGGACTATCTCACGATTTGCAATCAGCTGCTGGGCGAGATCAACTATAAACCTGTCTGGTTTGACGGCAGCGGCATCGGGCACCTGGAGCCAAAGGCAACACCAAATGCGGCAAATATCCGCTGGCGCTACTCGAGCACGGATATCCGGCTGCTGGCTCCCGTCTCGCGCGATATGTCGCAGGAGCAGGACATCTTCGACGCGCCGAATGTCTTTGTCGCCATTTGCAGCAACCCGGACTTGGAGGCTCCCTTGGTGGCCAGAGCCGAGAATAACAGCCCGTCGAGCTCCATCTCCATTTTTAAGCGCGGGCAGCGCATCACACAGGTGGTCAAGGTCGATAACATCGCCTCGCAGGAGGCGCTGCAAGCCTACGTGGACGATCTTTGCTTCCAGTCCCAGCTCGGTACCCGGACGATCACATTCTACGGCCTGCCGGAGGGTGGGCACGGCGTGGGCGACGTTCTGAGCATCGATGCGCCGGAGTTCGGCGGAATCTACGAAGAGACCGGCTGGCAGCTGAGATTAAGCCCCGGCGAGCTCATGACCCATACCGCGAAAAGGACGGTGATTGCATGACGGAATTGCAGACCACGGAGCCGACCGCGGCGGAGCTTGCCACCGTCGGCGCAAAATACGCAGACGGCTTGAGCCTGATCTTCGACGGCCAGACCGCCGCCACAGCAAAGCATTACAAATGCAATACCAACGTTACATTCAAGGCGGGTGACCGCGTGAAAATCTGCCGCATCAGCGGCACCTACGTCGTCGAGTACGTCGTAGGCAATCCAAAGTGAGGTGATACGATGCGCGAAAAGATCAAAAATGCTTTATCGGTCGAGGTGGTCGGCGCGGACCTGACCAAGGCGACGAAACTCCAATTCTGGCTGCGGCAGGGCGCGTTGTTTTTTGAGTACGTGCCGGCGGTCGTCGACGAGACGCACCTGCTCGTCACGATCCCCCTTGCCGACGCGATGCAGCTGGACACGGGCAAGAGCGCGCGCCTCCAGCTGGCGCTGACCGACGGCGACGGCAACCCGCAGGCTGCGGATATTGTCTCGCAGCCGGTCAAGGAGCTTCTCAAGGAGGCGGGCTATGATTAAAATGACGCTCTCCCAGCCGGAGATTCGGATGCGGATTGAGCCCGCGAAGGTGGTCTACCAGGGCGGCGAGGCGTATGAGGGGGACTATGAGGTCGTGCCGAAGGCATTTGAGCCGGTTGTTTTGCCGACGAAAAACAAGCTGCTGGCGGACGATGTGACCGTCACAAAAGTCCCCTACTATGAGGTATCCAACGAGACCGGCACGACGGTCTACATTGCATCGGAGGTGTAAATTTTGGGCAGAAGTAAATTTATCTATGGCGGCGAGGTGCTGTTAGACCTGACCGCCGACACGGTAGAGCCGGGCAAAGTCCTGCTTGGCTTTAAGTATCACGGCGCGGACGGCGAGCTGCATACCGGCACGTGCGAATTTGACCTCGACACGTCCGGCGCGACCGTCAAGGCCTCGGAAATCCTCTTCGGCAAGACGGCGGGCGCAAGAGGCTCGATGATCACGGGCGAAATGCCGAACAACGGCGCGGTGGCCGCAAAGATCAAGACGGTCAAGGGCGAATACATCGTCCCCATCGGCTACCACGACGGAAGCGGCAAGGTCGCCATCGACCCCACAGAGGCTGCAAAGATCATTGCCGGGAACATCAAGGCGGGCGTGACGATCCTCGGCGTGCTGGGCACGTACAGCGGCGAGGCCATCAAGGCACAGACAAAATCCGTCGAGCCGCTGACGACCGCGCAGACGATTTTGCCGGACGCAGGGTATGATTACATGTCCCAGGTCGACGTGGCCGCGATCTACTACAACGAAACGCCCAATGCCGCCGGCGGCGTGACCGTCACCATCGGCAAGAAGGCAGGAGCGTGAGCGTATGGCGGCACCGGAAGTATCTGGGGGCGAAACCCCGAGAAACAAGGTGGTCTACGCCGGGGAAACGCTCATCGATCTGTCTGAGGACACCGTCACCCCCGCGGCGCTCAAATCCGGCGTGACGGCGCATGACGCTTCGGGCGCGAAGATCACCGGCACGTTAGATACCACCCCGCCCGAGGAGTCGGACATCAACTTTTGGGATTACGACGGAACGCTCTTGTATGCGTGGACATTCGCCGAACTGGCTACAAAGACCGAGCTGCCGCCCCTTCCGAGCCATGACGGCTTGATCTGGACGCTCCAAGACATCAAGGACGCAGGCCGTGAGCTCGATATCGGCGCGCTGTACATTACCGATGACGGCAAGACAAGGCTCTACGTCGACGTGGACACCGAGACGTGGGACGATTTTGTTCTCAATTATTGGCAGGACCCAAGAAACGCCACGACCGTAGACTGGGGCGACGGCACAACGCCTGAAACAAAAAATGCTGATTCGTGGATTGAGCACCGGCACACCTACGCATCCAGCGGCTCATACGTGATTACGATGAGTGTCAAAGAGGGTACGACGATGCAGCTTGGCGCAGGCGGAGCAAGCAGGTTTTTGATTGCAAACGGCGAGACTGATATGGGGCGCTGCGCCATGCTTGCAAAGGTGGAAATCGGCGAAAGAATGACCAGAGTGACGGAACGTGCGTTTTATGCCGCCGTTCGACTCAAGAGTGTATCCGTCCCATCTGGCGTGCTTTTCGAACCGTGGAGAACGTTCGAACAAGCTGCAAATATACGCGCCGTGACAGCGGCTTTTAGTTCTGCAATTATCCAAACATTTTATAACTGCACCAATCTCCGAGCCATTGCATCCACGAAAGGGACGACGCAAAGCGACGATTATACCATCACAAATACAGCAGTCCGGCAGATAAATTTTGATATGACTGCTGCCTACAATGCACAAGCCCTCGAGCGCGTCCACATCAAGGCTGTCAACGGTCAAGTTGGAGATTTCAGGTCCTGCCGCGCTCTGTTAGAGGTCACCATCCCGGCGGACGCTACAACCTTTGTCACTGCCGCATTTCAGGGCGACTACGCGCTGCGCAGGGTGACGTGCCTCGGGGACATCGCGAGCATCCCGGCGCAGGTGTTCCAGCGATGTTATCCGCTGCGGTTTGTGGACTTCACGCACTGCACGGCAGTTCCAACGCTGGCCAACGTCAACGCGTTCGATCAGACGCACGCACAGCTGGAAATCAGGGTTCCCGCATCGCTTGCGGATGCGTGGAAAGCGGCGACAAACTGGAGTTCACTGGCAGACCATATTGTGGGGGTATGAGCATGATCGTAAGAGAGCACTACAAAACGCGCACGGACGGCGTGGAGCTGTACCGGACGTACTCGGATGCGGGCTATCTCATCCGGCAAACGGAGACGGGCGCAGAGTACGATGAGGCAATTGACGTTGACGGCGCGCCGCACACCTACACGGAGACGGATAAACTTGTCACAGACAATTTTGACATCGAGACGGCAAGCCCGGAGCAGCTGCGTGAGCGGCTTGTCGACACCGAGACGGCGGCGAAGATCTTACTGGGGGAGGAAGCGTCATGACCTACACCGAAAGGGCAAAGAAAATGCGCCCGTACATCGAACAGGCGGCAAGCACTTTGGACGACAAGACTGTCAGCCTCGCGCCGGAGCTTCTGGGGACGCTTACCGGCGGCGGAAGCCTCGTCAAAGCAGGCACGCGCATCAACTGGCACGGCAAGATCAAAAAAGCCGCCGTCGACCTCTGGGACACCGCACAGAACACCCCGGACAGCGCACCAACACTCTGGGAGGACGTGCAGTACCGGAGCGGATACAGAATCATACCAGAAGTAATCACCTCCACACTGGCCTTCGCAAAGGGCGAGAAGGGCTGGTGGGAAGACAAGCTGTATGAGTCGCTCATGGACGGAAATGTGTTTACCCCGACGGTCGCCCCGACGGCCTGGAAAAAAGTCGAGTAAGGAGGACTATGTGAGCACCGGAATTATTACCATCATCTGCGCGGTGATCGGCTCGTCTGCGCTGGCGGAGATCATCCGCTCCATCGTTGGAGCCATCCAGCGCAAGCGCGGCAAGGCCACGACGCAGGGTACACACTTTGCCGAGATCGACAAGAAGCTCGACGGCATGAAAAAGCATCAGGACGAGCAGTATCTTGCAATCCTGCGGCTGACGATCATGTCGGAGGAGATGCCAATGGCCGAGCGCCTGATTGCCGGGCAGAAATACGTTAAGCTCGGCGGAAACGGCGAGGTGAAAAAGTTTTTGCATCAGTTGGAGGCGCAGTGCGAGCATAGCAGCGCGCAATAAAACGGGAGGCAAATATGCGGGTAAAAGGCAAGTGGAGCAAAGGCGAGATGGCGCGCACCATCGTCATCTATCTGCTCAGACTCCTGACAATGGTGCTGATC